TAGTCGGAACCTGCGGCTGGTGTTGTTTGTTGGAAATGGTTAAGTTGTCTTTGTACCTGAGCACCTACTAACTTAGCAACCTTATTCTGTATATCATCCCTTACAGTTACACTGATTGGGTCCCAAGTGTGCTTACCTTGTAAATAAGTTCTTGAGTTATAACTATCAATAATTACTTCCTCATAATTTATTTTAGGTCTTACTACACTTTGAACATTCTGTGTAAGTGAAACAGTATTAGTGGAACCACCAAAGTTGTTTAGAAAACTTACACGGAATCTATACTTTAATTTAGGCATTAAAATGCCAGAAGTACCAGTTCCTGTAGGTACACCAAACTTACTTTTTGTTTCTGTTGTTGCTGATGATGTTGCCATTTTTTACTCCATTTGTTCTTTATGAACTAATTATACGAATATTTATCATCTTTGGGTCAATTTAATTAACTCTAGTTTTAATTCTGATACAAAAAAGGGCAGTAAAACTGCCCTTTAAATGTTTAAGTTGTTAAACTTATGCTGTTGAGCCCAATGTATTTTGGATTCTAATTGGAATATAAATAAATTCAACTGCTTTAACAGGTTGTATTGCTACATCTATATACAATTGATTGTTATCTATTCTAGCCGCTGTATTATTTGTAGTATCACAAACTGTGATAAAGTCAAATAAACCTCTTTGTGCAACTAATTGTCCAAGGAATCTGTCTATTACTGTTTTGGCATTTGCTCTTGTTACTTCGTCGTTTGGTTCAAACAAGAATGGCTTAACAATGTCATCCATTCTTTCTCTGATATAAACCACTAAACGTGCAACATTAACTCTATCCAATGCACTTGCTGTTGGGTTAAGAGTTTTTTGTCCAAATATAGCAATACCTCTTCCAGGGAAGTTTCCAATTGGATTAACTTTATTACTGTAAAGGCTATCTCTTTGACCTTCACTTAAAGCAACTGCTTCAAATTCACTTGTTGCTGAATCTAAATATCCAACACTTGAAACGTTGTTTACTAATCCTCTTTGGAATCCTGCTGGTGCAAACCATGGGAAAGCAACCTGATCGTTAAATGCAATAGTTCTTAAAGCCATATAACTTGCTGGAACCATAACATTTGTACCGTCTAAGTTTGTTGCTAAACCGTGTGGATAATATACAGCCGCATATGGTGATGAACTTACTAGTCCGTCTTCTCCATTTACATCTGCAACTGCTGTATTATTTGCCCAAGCCGCCGTACTTGTAGAATCTGCCGCTAATCTTAGTGGTGCATCACCAACTACGAATGCAGTATTTTTTCTATCTGTACTTAAAGTAATCATCTCATCCATAAGTTCTGCATAACCAGGACATGCAATTAGATTAAATCTATTTGTTTCGTTTCTGATTTCTGAACTTGCTGTGATTGAACTTTGTAATGCTGTAACAATAACTTGTCTTTGAGCTTTACGCATCATGTATGGTGAACCATCTGCTTTATTACCAGAATGATCTTTCCATAAACTGTTAGTTGCGTCATACTTTTTAACATTACCAACAGAAGCCATTTTGTTCCATGCTAACATACCACTTGGATATAGTGCAGGATTTGGCAATCCGTTTGCTGTTGATATTAAACTACCACCGCTACTTGCTCTAAAGTCTCCAAATAGTATACCGTCAGAAGTTACTTGGTCTGCATTGTCTACTAATACAAACGCACCTGCGGCACTATATTTGTAAATTTTAGGGAAGTTTTCTAAGTCACTGCTGTCAATCCATAAATCTCCAGTTGATAAAGAACTTGAACCATCTGATTGTTTAGTTGGCTGTGAAGCCGCGAATTGTACATCACCACTGTATGTTGCCCATGCACCACTGTTTTGATATAAAATATCAACGTTTGTATTAGAAATGTTGTTATCATACCAAAGGTCGCCCTCTGTAGCCGCACCTGTAAGTGTTGTTGCACTTGCTGTGAAACTTAGGTTTTTAAAGTTACTGTATGTACCAGCAGTAATATTAATGTTTGCGGAACCATATCCTGAAACATTACCATCTGCTATTTTAATATCTTTACCTGTACTTGTTGTAAAAGTAATTTTACCACCGTCGTTAGATGCTGATACTGTATTTGCAAAAGTTGTTACTGCGTTAGCACCTGATAGTGCTGTTTGAATATCAGTTACTAAGTTATCAACTGATGCTGTTGCACCACCTGTTGTGAAAGTAACTGGAATCGCTGTTCCTTCATTAATTGTAAGGTTGAAACTTACTTTACCAGTATGTGTTGAAACATCTTGCGTACCTGTCAATGCTGATGAACTTGCTACTGTTAAAGTAGATCCACCATTATGTCTTTGTAAAGTCATACTTGCTACGCCATCTTCGCCTTCAGTGTTTGCCCATAAATCACCAACTTTTGGTGAACTATAAGTGTTTGTATATACTGAATCTGACTTAGAATCTATAACAATTGATTCTGTTGTAAATTGTCCAGTTGTTGAACTGTATAATTTAACAACAAGGTTTGAACCGTTGTTTGCTGATGTTGTTCTAATGTGAACATCACCTGCTGTTAAGGAACCACCGCCACTTTTTGTTGATGGAATTGCTAAATGACTTGCAAATTGGAAGTTACCATTTGAACCACTTACTGCACTTGACCATGCTGATGATCCAATGTTTCTCCATGTACCACTTAGTTTCTGGAAGAAACTAATTTTAGGTTGTGTGCCACCTGTAGTTGTAAGATAAACGACACAATATTCGCCGTCTTGTCCAAAACTTGCTTTTGGTGTTACACCATCTGAATCTATATCAGATGCTGTTGTTTGTTTTACTGTTTGTTTTACCCATGCACTTGAAACATATTCATAAACACCCCAACTTGATGCTGAAGTATCTAACCAATATGAACCGTTTGCAGGATTATTTGTAGGTGCTGTTGCACTTGATGATAAATCACCTAAATCTACATCTGCTCTTAAAACGTATGCTCTATTGGCTATTCCCAAGAAACTATAGGCTGAAAGTAAACCGTATTCGTTTTGCTCATCACCATGTAAAGGTGTTGAACCACTTGTTTTGAATGTCGGATTACCATAGTTCTGTAATAACTCTCTTTGACTTGTGATCAATTTAAGTTTATTTGCGTTTGCTGATGTTGTGAAAGCGGCTGTACCACTACCGTCAGGTGCTGTCTTATCCTGTGCTGTTGCAATAACAATCAAAGGAACTGAACCGGCACCGGCGGGGGCGTAAAAACTTTCGTCTGTAGTCATTACACTTACACCAGGACTTACTAAAGTTGCCATATTATTCTCCTAATATTAAGATTTAATCTTATATGTATTTATCAGAATACAATATTTTAGTGTATTTACGGAATTTGTTTGGTATTATGTGGTATTATATTAATTTAAGAGGTTGTTTAAATTCACCAGTTTTCCAATCTCTGATACTTTCAACCTGTTTGACTAGATCTTCGAGGGTTCCATTATTATCTATAATGTAATCAACTGGGTAACCTGCCCAATTCCATTCACTTTCGTGTACGTCTCTGTATTTGGTTGTCATAATTTTTCTGCTTACAACGTTTTCGTGTGACGTTTTTGCTGTTTCGAACCAGTCAGGTAATTCACCACGTTGTACCCAAATTAATTTTCCGCCCATATTTTTTATTAAATCTAACTCATTCCTAAAACGAGCATCACTAATTACTGTACATGGTGAGTTTTGTGTCTGTTTTCTTATTCTATACTCTAAACTGTTTAACCAAATATCTTGATCAAAATGATTTCTGAGTACTTCTGTGCCCATAAGTTGTAATGCTAATCTAGGTGTAAAGTTTGGCACACCTAATTTTTTAGTCCAAAACATATCAGGCGTTTCTCTGAAATCTCTGCTTTCAGTTGTATCACCTTCCAGCATGGATCTTTCCCAACCAAAAATACTGGAACATAAATCTTTAAGGGGAGCGGCAAAACTGTCATGAACACAACCACGTTCTACAAACATATTGGCTACTGTATCTTTGCCACTGCCTATAAAACCGGTTATTCCTATTAGCATTATCCTATCACAAATCCTAGAGGGGTATTACCTTCTTCATATGCATGTACACTATCTTTAAGCATTTGCATCTCATTCTGTGCTTCTGCCTTGAGAGCATCACCGTTTAACTGTATGGCTCCACCTGCTCCAGGTAATCCTGATGTATATTTGCTTCTTGCTTCACCTAACATCATTTTACTCATTG